GATTTGGATTGGGGTACAAACGACTCTATCGAAGAATACGCAGCAACGTTTGCCTTCCAATGGTGGGAATCAAATTCTACGACCTAATATACTAAGGTCTTTATGTAGAGGAGCTTCGGCTCCTCTTTTATGGTTATTTGAAATGGAATTTTAAAAAATATGGCAGCTATCAATAAGTTTTCACTATTCGGTTTTTCTATCTCTCGTGATAAAAACGAGCAAGAACAATCGGTACAACAATCGTTTTCGCCCCCAACGAATGACGATGGTGCTCTGACGATAACTTCTGCCGCATATTATGGTACATATGTAGACTTAGATGGTACAGCAAAGAATGAGGTTGAGTTAATCTCTCGTTATCGTGAGATGGCTATGCAACCTGAGATTGAATCGGCAATTGATGACATCGTAAACGAAGCCATTTGCCAAGATGATGATGGTAAGATTATCGATATCGTATTGGATAATCTAAATGAATCCGAAAAGATTAAGAAAGCCATTCGAGCAGAGTTTCAAACCATCCTGAAACTGTTGAACTATAACAACATGGCTCAGGATATTTTCCGTAGATACTATATTGATGGTAAAATGTATTACCATATTATTATCGACAGAGAAAATCCAACTCAAGGCATCAAAGAGTTGAGATACATTGATCCACGTAAACTACGCAAGGTGCGTGAGATTAAAAAGAAAAAAGATGAACGCACTGGCGTTGATGTAATGGATGTAATCAATGAATACTATATTTACAATGACAAGGTCACTACTGGTGCATCTAGCAATTTTGGTCCTGTTGGTGTTCGTATCACTACTGATTCCATTATTTCAGTTGTATCCGGCCTTATGGATTCACGTAGAGCGGTTGTGTTGTCGTATTTGCATAAGGCAATCAAACCTTTAAATCAATTGCGTATGATTGAGGATGCGACAGTTATTTATCGTATCTCAAGAGCACCAGAACGTAGGATTTTCTACATTGACGTAGGTAACTTGCCTAAACTAAAGGCTGAACAGTACCTCCGTGATATCATGGTCAAGTACAAGAACAAGTTGGTATATGATGCCAACACAGGTGAGGTCCGTGATGACCGTAAGTTCTTGTCTATGATGGAAGATTTTTGGTTGCCACGTAGAGAAGGTGGTAAAGGTACAGAAATTACAACATTACCTGGTGGTCAAAATCTAGGTGAGTTGGAAGACGTTAAGTACTTTGAACGTAAACTATACAAGTCATTGAGTGTACCAATCTCTCGTTTGGAACCTAATCAAGGTTTCTCTTTAGGTCGTGTATCTGAAGTTACTCGTGACGAATTAAAATTTAGTAAGTTTGTAGACAGACTCCGTAATAAGTTTGCGGATGTATTTGACCAAGCCTTGAGAGCACAATGTGTACTTAAAGGTATCTGTACTGCTGAAGAATGGGAACTGTTTAAAGAACACATCTATTACAACTTCATCAAAGACAACAACTTCACAGAGTTAAAAGATGCTGAGTTGATGAGAGAAAGATTGTCTCTCCTTGGTGAGATTGATCCATATACTGGAAGATATTTCTCTCAGAAGTGGATTCAAAAGAATGTATTGCGTTTGGATGATAACAGTATTGCCGAAATGCAAAAAGAAATTGACAAAGAGAAACAAGAAGGTCTTGGATTACCAGTTGAAGTAATGAACGGTGTTGCTGGCCAAATGATGGCATCGGATATTCCACAACAACCACAACATCCAGATGATGTGGCAGCGGATAAAGCAGCGGCAGAACAAGAAGCAAAAGCAACTGATGCAGCTAAATCCAAAGCAGAAGAAACAACATTTGGCAAGTTAAAACGTATATTATAAATAGGATCCACAAAGGAGATTAACATGGACACAAGAGCAATTATAGATTATGCAATGAATGATGATGCTAAGGCAATGCGTGATGCCTTGTATGCCTCTATCCACGACAGAGTTAATGCACATATTCAAGCTCAAAAAGTGAACGTAGCACAAAGTCTTTTTCCAGAAGAACTAGATGATGAAGTTGAGTCTGAAGAAGAATACAGTCAAGAGGAATAATAAATGGCTAACGCTTTTACATATCAAGTCATAAAAGACACCACAGAGAAAGCAGTTATTAAATTAACTGGTAAGTTTGATGGTTCTGGTCAAGAAGACAATCCACATCGTATTCAAGCAAATACTTTGTACGGTGCTTTGGACGCCAATGGTGTTCCATTGTATACTGCGGCCAGTTTAAGTAATACCGCTTTAAGTTATTATGGTTTATCCATTTTCAGAGTGTGGTACGACTGCGTTAATCCAACTTCTGCTGACGTGGACATTTATTGGAATGCTAATCCTACTGAAACTGCTTTGTTGGTTTCTGGTACTTACGAATACGATGGTGCAGCAAATTGGGTAACAATACCTAATTCAGCAAAAGCCAATAATATGGTTACAGGTTGCAATGGTGACATTGGTATTCGTACAAGAGGTATGGCAGCAAACAACTCTTACACAATCATTATTGAATTGCGTAAAGACAACTCTACTTACCAACGTGGTCAGTTCAACGACCCAGGTGCTTTCAACTACGGACCATATGGCGTAAAACCATGAAACTAATTAAAGAAATCAACGAAACCGTCAACTATCTTGTAGAAGAAGCTGACGGTAAAAAAGTTCTTCATATTGAAGGACCATTTTTGGTTGCGGAAAAGAAAAACCGTAACGGTCGTTTATACGAATATGCAACGATGAAAAATGAAGTTGCTCGTTATACTAATGAGTACATCAACAAACATCGTGCATTTGGTGAACTAGGACATCCTGAGTCACCATCTATCAATCTAGACCGTGTATCACATTTAATTACTTCTCTCAGAGAAGATGGTACAACATGGATTGGTAAAGCAAAAATTCTTGACACACCAATGGGTGCAATTGCCAGAAACCTTATTGAAGGTGGCGCACAACTAGGTGTATCATCACGAGGCATGGGTTCATTGAAAAATGTTAACGGTGTTAATGTTGTTCAGAACGATTTTTATCTAGCCACAGCGGCTGATATTGTAGCAGACCCTTCTGCGCCTGGAGCTTTTGTTCAAGGCATTATGGAAGGAAAAGAATGGATGTTAGTTGAAGGAGTATGGACTGAAGTTGACCAAGCGCAAGCTATCAAAGAAGTCCGCAAAGCCTCTCAAAGAGATATTGAGAGAGTAAGCTTGCAAATCTTCGAAAACTTCATGAAAAAACTTTAAATATAAATATCCAATACCAAATCAAGGAGATTTTCAAAATGGGAAAATTTAATCTATCAGACGCCGCTAAAGCTCTTTTGAGTGAAGACTCAAGAGGCACCTTTGAAGCTAACATCAAAGCTAAACAAGGTATGCGTGGCCAAGACTCTCACAAACACGGTGAAGTCGGTAAAGACAAAACTAAAGCATCTGTTGCCTATGGCGAAAAAGATGCTGGCTTGGTTGGTCATTCTCCAGAAAAAGACAGTGATGAATTACCAGATTACCTAAAAGGCACACCCACAGCAACACCTCCTGGTGCAACACCACCTGTTGGTTCAGAAAAAGATGGCGTTGGTGCTAAGAAGCCACAAGGTCAACCACAAGAAACTATGGGTCGTGGCGACCTTAAGTTTGGTGACCAACACGATGCAACATCTTACGAAAACATTCGTGACCGTATTGCTGGTAAAAAACCAAAGCAAACAATGCAAATGAATCCTGGTGCTACAATGCAGGGTTACGGTGAAGAAGCTGAATACGATGAGAACGGTGATTTGCTTGATGAAAAAATGCATCACGAAAACAAATCTCATCCTGATGAAGCTGAAGACAAGAAATTGTTCAAGAAGATGATGGCTAAAGAGAAGATGAAAGAGAAAATGAAGGAAGACATGGACGCTCTATTGGGCGGAGAAAACCTTTCTGAAGAATTCGTTTCTAAAGCCACTACAATTTTTGAAGCTGCCGTTATTGCTCGTGCTGAAGAAGTTATCGCTGCAGCTGAGGAAGAATTGGAAGAACAATTTGTTGAAGCTATCGAACAAGTTAAAGAAGATTTGGCATCCAAACTTGATGACTACCTAAACTACATGGTAGAAGAATGGATCAAAGACAATGAAGTAGCAATCACATCTGGCTTGAAGGCACAGGTTGTTGAAGACTTCATCGGCGGATTGCACAATCTATTCAAAGAACACTATATCAATATTCCAGAAGAACAAACAGATGTTGTGGAAGAATTGGTAACTAGAGTTGAAGAACTAGAAGAAGAATTGAACGAACAAATCAATACTTCTGTTGAGTTGACTAAAGCTCTAAACGAACAACTAAAAATTGAGGCTATACACGCAGCATGTGAAGGCCTGACAACGCAGACCCAAGTGGAAAAACTAAAGTCACTCGCAGAGAGTGTTGAGTTCACTAATTTGGAAGAGTTCACTGAAAAATTGGATACAATTAAAGAATCATACTTTAAAACTCCAGTAAATACAAGTGGCAGTTCTGCACTCAATGAGGAAGTCATCATCGAGGACGAGAAAAAGTCCAAATCGGTTGACCCAGACATTGACTTCTTTGCGAAAGCAATTTCTAAATCCGTGAATAAGTAATTTACTAAATATTACTTACCACAATAATAATAACAGGAGTTATCTAACATGTTCATGACAGAAGAACTACAAAAGAAATGGGACAGCGTGCTGAATCACGAAGATTTGGCTCCTATCGCTGATCCTTATAAGAAAGCCGTTACAGCTTTGGTACTTGAGAACCAAGTACAAGCTATGCGTTCAGAGCGTCAGCAATTGAACGAAACGGATGCTGGTCCAACAAACACAACAGGTGGTATCAACAATTTCGACCCAATCCTAATCAGCTTGGTTCGCCGTTCACTACCTAACTTGATTGCTTATGACATCGCTGGCGTTCAGCCAATGACTGGTCCTACAGGTTTGATTTTCGCAATGCGTGCTCTATACAACGCACAAGGCGACAAAACTGGTTCAGGTGCAGGTGATGAAGCTTTCTATAACGAAGCTAACACAATCTTCTCTGGTACAGGTTCTTTGAACAATCCTTACGGATTCCAGGGTGACAATGCACACGATGTGGCTAACACATTCCAAAACCCAACTACTGGTACTACAACAACTGGTATCGCAATGCCTACAGCAAATGCTGAATTCTTGGGTTCTGATTCTGGTGGTGCTTTCCAACAAATGGCATTCTCTATCGAGAAAGTTACTGTTACTGCTCAATCCCGTGCATTGAAAGCTGAATACTCACTAGAACTAGCACAAGACTTGAAAGCAATCCACGGTTTGGATGCTGAGACAGAATTGTCTAACATTCTTTCTACTGAGATTCTTGCTGAGATTAACCGTGAAGTTATCCGTACAGTTTACTTGTCTGCTAAGAAAGGTGCTTTGTATGGTACAACTACTCAAGGTTACTTTGACCTAGACACAGACTCTAACGGTCGTTGGTCTGTTGAGCGTTTCAAAGGTTTGATTTTCCAAATCGAACGTGACGCTAACGTTATTGCCAAAGAAACTCGTAGGGGTAAAGGTAACGTTCTGATCGTTTCTTCAGACGTTGCTTCTGCTATGGCTATGGCTGGTGTGTTGTCTTATACACCTGCTTTGTCTGCTGACCTACAAGTTGACGATACTGGTAACACATTTGCTGGTTTGTTGCACGGTCGTATCAAAGTGTACATCGATCCATATTATGGCGGTTACACATCTAATCAAGAATTGGTTACAATCGGTTATAAGGGTTCTTCTCCTTATGATGCTGGTCTATTCTACTGTCCATACGTTCCTCTACAAATGGTTCGTGCAGTTGACCAGTTCACATTCCAACCAA